GATTTCTGCTGAAAGGGAGAGACATGGAATGTCTAAATTGTCCTTGAATGCAGATTTGAGTGAGTTAGCTAGAAATTATAGTGACGATTATATTGACAATACAGATATTTCAAATTTAACAAATACTGAGTATTCCTTTTTTGTGTTTACCGCACAAGTTTATTCAGGTGATAATGCCGTAAAACAGATGCATGATGCGACGGTAAAAGATCCTAAACAATATAGTTTTAAGATGTTATCATCTAAAGCTAAAGTAATCGGAATTGGCATTTCTAAAGAGAACAGAAAAACTGCTTTGACCGTAATATACGCAGGATAATTCGGATGATAAAAAAAATCTCTGAGGAACATCTTCAAAAACAGATGTTGGCAGAGTCTGATTTAGAGGAATTTATTAAACTCGTCCATCCGAAAAGATTGTTAGGAAATATTCACAGAGAAATTATTCACTGGTGGACTAGACAAGAAGCGAAACAACACCAATTGCTGCTACTTCCCAGAGATCATGGAAAATCGGCATTACTTGCATATAGAGTTGCCTGGAGAATAACTAAAGATCCTACATTAAGAGTTCTTATTATTTCTAGTACATCCAATCTGGCTGTTAAACAATTAAAATTTATTAAGGATATTTTGTGTTCAAATATTTATCGTTTTTATTGGCCGGAGATGGTTGAAAAAGAAGAAGCTAAAAGAGAGAAATGGACAGAAAAAGAAATATCTGTCGATCATCCTAAACGTAAAGATGAGAGTATTAGAGATTCGACGATCTTTACAGCAGGTTTGACTTCTAATATTACCGGACTTCATTGTGATATCGCTGCTCTAGACGATGTAGTTGTTCAAGGAAATGCTTATATTGCGGAAGGACGTAATAAAGTAAAAGAACAGTATTCTTATTTGTCTTCTGTTGAAAGCGCGGATTCAGAAGAATGGGTTGTCGGAACAAGATATTATCCTACAGATTTATATTCAGATTTAAGTGAGATGGAGGTCGAGAGTTTAGATGAATTTGGACAAGTTGTTAAATTTGAGCCTTTATTTGAAGTCTTTGAGAGACAGGTTGAATCTGCGGGGGACGGAACTGGAGAATTTCTTTGGCCCCGTCAACAAAGATCTGATGGCAAATGGTTCGGGTTTGATTCCGAAATCCTGGCCAAAAAGAAAACACATTACATTAGTAAAATTCACTTCAGGGCACAATACTATAATGATCCGCACGACATCGCTTCCTCTCCAATCCAAAGAGACGTGTTTCAATACTACGATCAAAACTACATCTCAAAAAGAGATGGAAAGTGGACCTTTAAAGGAGAACGTTTGAATGTTTGTGCAAGTGTCGATTTTGCCTATTCTTTAGGTAAGAAGAGTGACTTTACTTCTATTGTCGTACTTGGAGTTGACCGCCAACATAATTATTATGTTTTAGAAATAGATCGTTTTAAAACTGACAAAATTTCAGAATATTTTAATAGAATTTTGAAATTACATGAAAAATGGGGTTTCAGAAAGATAAGAGCAGAGGTAAGTGTTGCTCAGATAGTCATTGTCAAGGATTTGAAAGAGAATTATATACGTCCGTATGGTATTGCCCTGGCCATTGAAGAATACAGACCTTCACGTTGGCATGGATCTAAGCAAGAGAGAATAATGGCTATATTAGAACCTAAATATGCTAATAAACAAATTTGGCATAATCAAGGAGGTAATTGTCAGGCTCTTGAAGAGGAACTTTTATATGCAAATCCTCCTCATGATGATATTAAGGATGCTTTAGCTTCAGCAGTAGATTTTGCGGTTGCTCCTTCGAGTTTATTTGACATTCAACAAAAGGTTACACATGAATTTAGATATCACAGAAAGTTTGGGGGGGTAGTTTGACAGGAAGAGTTCTTGAATTAAATGACGTAATCCAACCTGATCAAATGGCAGTTAGAATAGCTGAACGTTGGGTTGAGTGGGATCTTCTTCGTGAAAATAAGAAGAAGGATTGGGAAGAACTCCGTCGTTATGTTTATGCTACGGATACTACTCAGACAACTAATTCACAATTACCTTGGAAGAATAAGACGACTATTCCAAAGTTATGTCAGATACGTGACAGTCTTTATTCCAACTATGTTGCATCAATGTTTCCTCAAAGAAAGTGGTTAATCTGGTCGGCAGATGAGAAAAAGTCAGATTCTGTTTTAAAAAGGGATTCGATTGTTAATTATATGTCCTGGGCTATTGAACAACCTTCATTCAAAAATGAAATTGATAAAATTGTTTTAGATTATATTGATTTTGGAAATTGTTTTGCAACTTTTGAATGGTTAGATCAACGGGTAGAACGTGAGTCAGATGTTCAGACAGGTTTTGTAGGACCGGCTGCAAGACGTATTAGCCCTTTGGATATTGTATTCAATCCAGTTGCAGAGAATTTTGAGTCTTCCCCCAAGATTATTAGATCTTTGGTTTCTATAGGAGAATTGAGAGAACTTTTACAACGAATGTCCACCGATGAGAATATAGCTGAGTACGAAGAGTTATGGAAATATTTCAGGGATATTCGCGGAAATGCAACTTCTTTTGAAGGCGAGTGGCTTCAGAAAGATAATTTATATCAAGTAGATGGTTTTACGTCCTTTAGAGATTATCTTAGAAGTGATATTGCTGAAATTTTAACTTTTTACGGAGATTTATACGATCCGCTTACAGATATGTTTTATAAAAATCACGTAATAACAATAGTTGACCGTCATAAATTAATAGGAAATAAACCTAATCCAAGTTTCTTTGGATATCCGCCTATATTTCATACTTCTTGGCGAAAGAAACAGGATAATCTTTGGGGAATGGGACCATTAGATAATTTAGTGGGTCTTCAGTATCGCATGGATCATGTTGAGAATATGAAGGCTGATGTATTTGATTTAATTACTTTTCCAGTGCAAAAGGTCAAAGGTTTTGTCGAAGCATACACATGGCAACCTGGAGAAAAGATCTTTTTAGGAGATGAAGGTGATGTAGATTTAGTCGTTCCTCATGTTAATGCTCTTCAAGCTAATTTCGAGATTCAGAATATTGAACGGTTAATGGAAGAGATGGCAGGAGCGCCTAGAGAAGCGATGGGTTTTAGAACTCCTGGTGAAAAGACTAAATATGAAGTACAACGTTTAGAAAATGCTGCTGCAAGAATATTTCAGAATAAAATACGTCAATTTGAAGAGCAATTAGTCGAACCTCTTCTTAATTCTATGTTGGAGTTGGCGCGACGTAATTTATCAGGAACTATTTCAATGCGCATTTTTGATGATGAATTAAAAGTGGCCTCTTTTCAAGATCTAAGTCCAGAAGATATTACGGGAGTAGGTAGGATTAGGCCGATTGCAGCTCGACATTTTGCAGAACAAGCTGAATTAATCCAGAATATTACTAATTTAACAAACTCTAATTTGTGGCCTACTGTTCAGATGCATTTTTCATCGGTTAAATTGGCAAAGATTTTAGAAGATATTTTTAATTTAAAAGATTATGGAGTGGTTTTACCTTATGTCTCTCTATCTGAAAGGGCGGATGCACAAAAATATATGAATGTCCTTGAGGAACAGATTGCTATGGAAACCTCGACTACTTCTGGAATTGGAGAGGATCTTGATCTTAGTGAGATGGATCAAATGATGAACATGGGCAAGGAACAAACTAAAGATGAAGAGAATACTACAGGATTGGCTGCGTAATGTACACAGTCTGGACTAAACACCTTCAAGACCAGGGAGAGAAAACTAAGCTTGAGAATTCTATTCTTAGTGCTAAATCCGTTCTTGATCGTTTACATGATATTTTAGAAGAAGATGAAAAAGGTTTGGACAGATCTGAGTCAGATATAAAAACCTTTGATACTCCTGGATGGGAGTTTAAACAAGCATATAAAAATGGATATCGTGCATGTCTAAATATGTTAAAAACATTAGTTAATTTAGATTTGCAAAAACAATTATAAGCGAGGAAATAAATGACCGATAGTTTATTAAACGAAGACCAAAATTTTACTCCAAATATAGACCCTGATAAAAATTATCTTGAAGAGCTTACCAGTGATGGGAAGAAATTTGATAAGAGCAAATATGCTTCCGAACAAGAATGGTTACAAGCTCTTGCCAAAGGTAAATATGTATCTGATTTGTACGTCGATCACTTAGAAAAGCGCTTAGATGAAATGCGCGAAGACTATACAAAAATCAGAGAAGAATATAACGCGGGACCGAAGCTGCAGGAATTATTAGATCAACTCTCCAAACAGCAACTTACAAGTAGGAATAACCTTGGCCCGAACGAAGATGATCATCCGCCCGACAAATCTAACCTTTCTGATTCTAGTTTTGATTTTAAAGAAGTTGAGAGTCTTGTTTTGTCAAAAATTCAAGAACATGAAAATTCTAAAAAACAAAATGAGAATTTTGATTTAGTTAGAAATAAATTAAAAGAACGTTATGGTTCTGATTATCAGAACGTTCTAAAAGAACAGATAGAGTCTTTAGGATTAACAGAAGATTTTGTTAATGATCTTGCTAAAAAACATCCTACAGTTTTGTATAGAACTCTAGGTTTAGATAAAGATGAAAGACGTGAAAATTTCAGTTCTCCTCCGCGATCTAATGTAAGAAGTGACTCCTTTTTACCTCAAGTACAAAAACGTACTTGGGCATATTATCAAAAGATGCGGAAAGAGAATCCTAAACTTTATCACAATCCTAAAACAATTGTTCAAATGCATGAAGACGCCAGAGAACTTGGCGCAGACTTTGAAGATGGTGATTTTCATTCCATTTGAATATAACTAAATTAAGGAGACTAACTAATGGCTAGTGGCTTTACAATTGCTACTAATGAGCATCTTTCAAGAAGCAATCTTTATACTAGGCAGCTTAAAGAATTGCTCTTAGATGATTTGTATGCCATGCGGTTTGTCAAAGTTTTAACAGATTTCCCTGACGGCGCTACGTTTAATATTCCTAGCGTCGGTGAGGCTGAAACTGCTGATTTCGCTGAAGGTCAGTCCATCAAATACAATAAGATGGATACTGGTAATTTTACCTTTAGTTTTGATCAGTATAAGTATTCAGGACTTGCTATGTCAGAGAAGTTTAAGAGGGACAGTTATTATTCTAACGAAGTGTTAGCTATGTTTGTTCCCCGTGAACATCGTGCTTTGATGGAAGCTGTTGAAACTAGAGTTCTCTCACGAGGGCCTAATACACAAACTGCAAGTAATGCAAATCAAATAAATGGCGCTGATCACCGTTGGGTTGGTTCCGGTACTAATGAAGCAATGGCACCTGTCGATTTTGCGAAGGCACTGCATTCTTTAACGAAGGCAAATGTTCCTTTAACGAATCTAATTGCTGTTGTGGATCCTTCTGTTGCGTATTCATTACAAACGCAACCGAATATTATTAACATGCTTTCACCAATGCCTATGTATGAAGATGTAGTCAAGGCTGGAATGGTTACTGGATTTAAATTCAGGTTTAACCTTTTCGGATTCGACGTTTATGTTTCTAACTATCTTCCTTCGGGCATTTCAGAAACTGTTGGTAGTAAGACCGTAACAACTGGTGTGGCAAATCAATTCTTCTCAGCGACTGCTGGCGACACTCTTCCAATTGTGGGAGGGTTTAGACAGCCGCCGACTGTGCAATCGAAGTTTAACATCGACTTGCAACAGATGGAGTACGTTACGATTGCCGAATACGGATTCAAGCTCTATCGTCCTGAAAATATGGTCGTTGTCCTCACGGACACGGACGTCGTGTAATAGGAGAGTAACATGGGATGGCTAAATAGTGATGGCTTGTACCTGGAATTTGGTACGGCCAAAGCGACTGCTAATACAGCAGGCGAATATATTACCACTGGTGCTCTTCGTGAAATTGAAGTTAAGATTGATCTGACTACTTTGGGCACTAGTCCAGCAATTCAATCAGATACAGTCTTTATTCCTGCGGGCGTCAGAATTGAAGAAGTGGAGATCGTCACACAGACGGCGGCTACTTCGGGAGGTTCTGCTGTTCTTAATGTCGGTTTAATTCAGACTGATCGTTCCACAGCAATTGATGTTGATGGACTTATTGCAGCTATTGCGATTACATCGCATGATGCAGCCGGTGAGAAAACGGTTCTTCGAGTTGGATCTACTGGCGCAGGTGCTTTGATTGGCACGACTACTGCGAATGTAGGAATGCTTGTGGCAGATTATGATACTGCGGCGTACACCGCTGGTGTTATTTATGTGCGCATTCGTTACTACAGACCATAAGGGCACTTATTAACAATGGGGAGGAGAGCTTTTGCTCTCCCCTCCATAAAATGGAGAAATAAATGGCAACTAATGTTGATCTTGGAGGGTTAGACCTCATTGTAAATAACATTAGGACTGGAGCTTCTGCTCCGAGTCAAGCTGGAACGTATCAAGCAACGGATGCAGATAGATATGTTGCTGCAGGATCTACATTAACTTTGACTGTCGCAAGTCATAATAAAAAAGTTATTAAGTTGGATACTGCTGCAGGAAGTACTGTAACTCTTCCTGCTTCAACAGGTTCTGGAGCTTTATTTAGATTTATTGTAACTGTCATTGC